AAAACTAATGCATCATTTTGGACACATGATTATCTGCTGTATCGTAGGCGTCGGTGCTGGCGCTCTTATTGTTTGGGGTTATAATAAAGTAAAGGGAAATAAAAATCACAATCCCTAGAAATGATTAACTCTGAAACACCATATAAAATCTCAGAAATTCTTATAGATACCTGGCCTCAACTTTACAGGCCAGGTAAACCATTGTATAATGAAGAACCACGGAGTGAAATCAATGACGGAGAAAAAGAATCCGAGTGCTGATATGCTTGGGCAGTTTGCTATTGCCCTTCAGAAACTTGGATGGGATCATGAAGATGAACTGAAGGTTGATATTGGAGGTGTTGCTGTAACTGGAACTGCAACTAATCCTGATGCAAATCCAAAGTGGGCAAAACCTTTTGGAACTATTACTTATCAAAAGGATGCTTTTATTGTGATCAAAAATGTAAGTCGGAACCCCGTGGTTCCTTCTCAACCAAATCCAGATCTAAAAGCATATCACGCTAAATAATTTTCAGTTTTATTATTACAAAATGAAATTTACAGTATATTCTAAAGAAGGTTGTCCATTTTGCACAAAAGTGGAAAGAGTTTTGCATCTGGCGAATCTTGATTATGAAATTCAAAAATTAAATAGTGATTTTACAAGAGAAGAATTTTATTCAAAGTTTGGAAACGGATCAACTTTTCCAAGGGTTCTTTTGGATGATGTATTGATCGGTGGATGCACTGAAACTGTAAAGTACCTTTCAGAAAACAAAATTATTTGATGGACACTAATTTTCACGAAGTTTATTATGATGTTGACCAAGCAATCGACTTTGCTTTTGAAAACAAGTTTGTTTTAAAATTTTATGATTATTTGAAATCTAGAAATGTAACAAGAAAGCAAGTTGAAGAGTTTATTACCAGCGAAACTTCTGTAGAAATTTCAGATTTGGTAAATGAGTTGGGAGAATATCTAGAAGGAGGTTCTGATAACACTCACAAAATGCTTCGTGAAGCTTATGGGCACATTCCAAAACCCCAAGCAAGAAAAATTAAAAACTATTTGTATGGCATCTTAGAAGATGCATGGAAGTATAGCCATGACAAACGACCAGGCCGACGAAAGAAAACTAAATAAAACAGAACCCCAGATTAATCGGGGATTTGAGTTAATGTTACGTAATAGGAGGAGTAAACCAGAATCACCAAAATCTTTTCAATTAAAGTTTGGTAAGATGGTTTCTCTTTTTCGTAGAGAGATTGTTTTACACCTGAACTTTTATATAGACATTAGGAAAAAATAGACTCTCTGGAGAAAGAAAATGTTAGCAGTAACTCTAACGATCAGCACTCTTATTTCGATAATGTTCTTTTTTGTTGGTGGTGTGGTAGGATGGTTGGCAAAAGAACATTTCTACAGCACAGCACCAGTATATGCTCATCCGGAGATGTTTGATGAGAATGGTAATCTTTTACCTGATGAAATTTTAGCAGTACGATTTGAAAACAATTATGACTACGACGAAGAAGACGACGAATAAACCAATTGTAAAACTACAACCAAATCCATTTCAACATGAGATTTTAGAACTTGCTTCTAAGCAGAGAAGTAAAGCAAAAAAAATTGAGGTTTTGCAAGAGTACAGAAATCCTGCTCTTGTTTCCATCTTTATTATGAATTTTGACGAATCCGTAATTAGTGTTTTACCTTCAGGACCAGTTCCTTATGCAGACGTTGATGAGCAAACCAACGTTGGTGGTAATCTTAGTGATATGATTGAAAGTAAGTCTAAGAGTGATGGAATGAAGACTACTGGATACTATGGAACAGAAGATTTTGCTGAAGCATCTGCAAAGTCTTCTATCAGGAATGAGTATCAAAACTTTTATCTCTTTTGTAAAGGTGGGAGTAACGCAATTTCTCAAGTCAGAAAGGAAACTATCTTTATTAATATGTTGAAGGGATTGCATCCACTTGAGGCAGAACTTATGTGCTTAGTGAAGGATAAAAAACTTCAAGATAAATATAAAATTACAAAGGAAATTGTTGCAGAGTCTTATCCAGACATTGTTTGGGGAGGACGTTCGTGACAGTTGTTTTTTCGGAGGATACTGTTATGGCAGAACAAGAAAATAAAATTTCAAAAAACGTTCTGCCACATGAATATGGGTGTCAAATTCTTTTGGAAAAAACTACATTGGAAATTGCAAAAGATAAAAGTTTTCCAAACGATGCAAAATTGATCTGGTATAAAGTTGATGGAAAAACTTATATTGACCTAACAAGGTGTAGTAAGACAGTAAACCTCTTTGATATGTACTACGACAAGTATGGTCCTGGAGCAGTTCAAAAAATTGATTTTGGTTATGGAAGGGTAAACCCCAAATTGTGGGGTAATGATAAAAAGGAAAAGAAATCTAAAAAATGACTAAAGGATTTGGAAAAGAAAAAGAAGATGATGTTAAATTCTTAGTTAATAAAAAAGAACTTAATTCTCTTCTAAAAAAATATAAGAATGTCAAAAAGTATATGAGATCACATCTATACCAAGTTAAAACTTTAGATGGTACTGAGGAATATGTTAAGGGATTGATTGAGGAGTCAAAGGAAAATCCTATTGACTAATTTAAAAATCACTTTTGCATTTCATTTTTTGGCGAAAAAAATTCCGGCAAATTTTTTCGCATGAGGGTTTTTAATAAATAAAACTAAACGAGGGATATAATGCTTTCTTCTCAATATAGACTCCGCATGGAGAGTATTTGTGGTAGAATTGCAAGGCGTGAGGAAGTTCAAATTGAAGATATGATTTGGGCTCAAAAACTTGCAAAGTCAAATGGATCTGCTGAAGCAATGCTTCGCAGGGCAAGAAGAGCAGCAAATAATCCAGAGATGAAAGAAGGAAGTCTAGATGACTTTATGAATGCGATGGATCTTGGAGATCCAGATCCATCAAATCATCGCACTGGATTTAAAAGTGCTGATGATATAATCGACTTTTTCTCACAAGATAAACCAGAAGATTGGAGGCAGAGAGATTGAGTGACACATTATATTATAGAGATTCAATTTATGGATGATAATATAAAAACTTATAATATCATTTCCACTGCTTCTCAATGGTTTATATTGCAGTCTACATTAGCACATGTACCAGAATTTAAAAGTTATCTAATTAAATATTATCAACTATGAATGAAACGGCAGTAATCTATAGTAACGGTAGTCAAGAGTGTGAGCGTATTAGTATGCTTCTTAAAAATATTGGTGGTGAGTTTCATGAATATATTGAGGGCATAGACTTTAGTGAACGTCAATTTGAAATGGAGTTTGGTAAAGAAGCAACATATCCACAGGTAGCAATTGGTAGCAAACACATTGGCAGTATTAAAGAAACCTTACAATATCTTAAGAATCAAGAACTTATTTAAAACTGTATCATAAAATACAAAACCACTTGACTATATAAGTTAATAGCACTATAATGTGCTTACGTTCAACCAGGTAACTGGTCGCAAGTAGGACGGCGGAACGGATCGTTCATTCGCTATTTGCAAATAGCGAACGCAAACCGCCCGAAGGAACGGGTTTTAATTAACTCATTTCTTTGGAGGCAATCTCATGGCTAAAGTCGTATATCGTGGTGCCGCTTATGACACCAATGACCGTCTGAACAAGATGGTTTGTTCAAAAGAAACCTTTGTAGAAACCTACAGAGGTGTGAAGCATACCGAAACTAAAGAGGTATGTAAATGAAACTGAATGTCCTGCAGATCATTAAAGATCAAAAACAAAAACAGAATAGACTACATAAAGCACAAATTGCACACATTGTTGGGGCAAAAAAATGCTGACAGTAGCAGAAATAACTTTGGCATCAATGGCATTTATGTTGTTGATAGTTGCTGAAGTTCATTTACTTAAGTGATTAGAGAGGGTTGACACCCTCTCTTTTTTTATGTAAAATGTTTTTGTTGCGCGAATAAAATGAACAAGAAAAAAATTTCATTGATAATTCGAAACATGGAACTTCTGATTGAATCTCTTAAGTTGGAAATGGAAGATTCTAAGGATGATGATATAGAAAACATTATCAAGTTTGAGGATTTAATTCAAAAAATTGATGATTCATATGAACCTGATTATCATGAAGAAAGTACTTCCAAGAATCAATATCGGTTATATAGTGATGACGATGATGGATACCCAGACTGATGTATGAAGATTTAGATTCCTTCGAAAGGGCTTTGCAACACTTCGGCACTCGCACCGATGTTATTATTGCAATGGAAATGGGAGATAAGATTGATGGAGAGACTGCCTATCAACTTATCAAAGCAGAGTTGAAAGAACTCAAAAAGAAACGTAAAAACTATAAGAAAGAAAATGAGTGAGCAAGTAAAACTGATTTCTGTGACCCCTGATGCTGAGAAGACAATGGGTTACGTAGCGAGGGTTAGCAACCCCGCCAACCAGGAGAACCCGAACGTTGCGGGTCTTCTTAAGTACTGCGTGAAACACCAGCACTGGAGCGTATTTGAGCAGGCATTCATGACGCTTGAGATTGAAACTAGCAGGGCAATCGCAGCTCAAATATTACGTCATCGTTCGTTCACATATCAAGAATTTTCTCAGAGGTATGCTGATTCCTCCCTACTCGCAGAGGCGATCCCAGTCCCAGAACTTCGCCGTCAGGATACCAAGAATCGTCAGAATTCTATTGACGACATTGATCCTTTCGTCAAGCAGGAGTTCGAAATCAAAATGAGAAAGCACTTTGATGAAGCAATGGTTCTTTATCAGTCAATGCTTGATATGGGAATCGCAAAAGAATGTGCTCGTTTTGTGCTTCCTCTGGCAACGCCCACACGCATCTATATGAGTGGATCGTGCCGCTCCTGGATTCATTACATAACACTTAGGTCGGCCAATGGAACTCAGAAGGAGCATATGGATATTGCCGATGCTTGTAAGAAGATCTTTATGGAGCAGTTCCCAACTGTTTCAGAAGCACTTGAATGGGTCTAAATAAACTATGCTATTGAGGTGAAATT